AGCGGTTGCGGGTTGCCCGTGCTTTGTCGATTTGTCTTTGGCGCTCGGCAGCAATCCAGTCCGATACATTCAGTGTCTTGGTAGACCGAGGATCGGTGGTGTCAGTGACACCAGGATTGGTTGCTCGTGCGGTTACCGGACGAATCGGGTCTGGCGCAGACGAGGTTTTCTTTTGGAAAGGCTCGGCAGTTAATTTAGCTTCGACTTTTCCAATCTCACGCGCTTGCAACAGTGGCGACAAGCGAGATATGCGTTCAGCTTCCTTGGGGTTACTACCTAGCCAGTAGGCCAGATCAGGTCCAAGGTCAGACGCTTTGATGGTTTCGGCCATCGCATCGGTGACTCGAAGATTCGGGTTATACGCAACTTGGTCAAAGTCATCGTATTTAGACCGGGCTTCTTCCTCACGCTCTGCAAAGGTTTCTTCAATCTCAGCGCGTTGATTCTGGATTTCCCGATGTTGGACCAGCTTTTCAGCTTCGGCACGGATGAAATCACCGTATGCCTGTGGGCTGTCAAATTGATCTGCTGCCGGAATATCCGTTGGCATTGCTGGCACGGGTGCCTGCTTTGCCTGCTGCTCACGTTCCCATTTGCGCTGTTCTCTTGCGAGGCGCTTGCCAATCATCGCGTCGATTTCAGCCTGCGAGTACTTCTTTTCCTCTTGGGTGCTACCGTCTTGATTCTCAGCTACTACCGGCGCATTTTGTGCATTGTCCGTGGTGGCCGTCACCTCGGGTGCTTGCGCGGAGTCTACTTCCGCTAAGGTTTGGACTTCATCAGTCATTTTTAACTCGTGTGAGTTCCCGGTGAACCTCGCCGGTACGGTTGGTTAAACATTACCGATAGTAACTGATATTCAAAATTCCGCTTGCTGATTGTTGAATAAAGCGAATTTTTGTCAAGTCACCATCGTATTGCAATGGAACGCCAACAGCAATAGGCATACCAACAGAAGTGGAAGGCGCTACACCATCGTCACGCCAGCGCACAGGAGCGCCTTCCGCAACAATCAGCGCAAATGCAGGGGTGCAATTAAGACCGTTAGCGTCAGTCGTTGGCAAAGTCAAACCAACTGACGCGCTCAGGTTGGTAATTTGCTGATAGCCGAGGCACGATGTGACGATTTTGAGTTGGTTGTTTGCCATTTTAGAATCTCCGGGGTTGTGTGAACGATCTTAGCGCAATAGGAAATTCAGCGGTTGAATACGGGGGTGACAAGCTGAAATCCCATCCGTCATTATTTCCCGCATCTGTGTTTTCAAAGTCAGTATAAGCGTTCCACGAAGCGCCGCCAACAGCGTTAATGTCACGAATGGTTAAGTCAACCACGTTGACAGTCCCGCTTGCTTGTGACAACGTGGCTTGCGAACCTATTGTCGTAGATTGCAAAAACTTAACGCTTGAGTTGTTGGCTACAAAGCTACCTACGATAGAGGTTACGCCATTTTTAAGCTGGACCGTGCCATTGGTGATGGTGAATGCTCTTGTCGAACCTTGCGTCAGTGCGTCTTGAAAAGCGAACGTGCCACCGACACCATTAAAAGTGATGGCGCAGTCAAAAGTTTTGAGCGCAGTGGTGATTTGTTTTGTTCCCGATGTCGCTGCAAAAACAATTGATCCTGTATTGGTCAATGTCATTCCAGAAACAATTGTTAAATCGCCAAAGTATGTTCTTGGTAGAACCGAGCATGTACCAGAAAAGCCCGTGAAGTTTAGACCATTACAAGCCGTTCCGCTGCTGTTCGTGAACGATACAGTGTCAGTGCCAGCAACCACATTGAAGTTGATGGCCGAAGTAACTCCAATTGCAGAATCGTAGGACGCAACAACCGTTCGCGTGCCAGTTCCGCCGGAATAGGTCAATTCGACAATGGGTGTGCCGCTAGTATTGAAGCCCGCAGGTGTTGAAGTAGTCCAAATTGTTCCGGCATTGCCCTTTAGCGTAATTTTTCCAGTACCAAAAGCAACTGTACGAACATTGCTATTTGATGAACTAAAAACATTAACAGTTAGCGTGTGTGTATTTAATGTTAGCGTTCCAGCCGTGAACGCAAGTGTGCCTGTGCAGAGCGTTGGGCTACCAGATAATGAAAGATTGATGTCAGCCTTATTAACTGTTGTGCTTGACGATGTTGCCGTTGCCGCAACCGTTACTATTGCCGCAGTGCCTGAGTTAGCATCAAAAGTAGCCGTATCAGCGCTAGTCGGCGCTGTTGCGCCAGGAATACCGCCTGATGTAGCAGACCAATTAAGAATGCTTAAATTATCCCACGGGCCTGAGCCGCCAACCCAAAATCTTGCTGCCATATTTTTATCCTTTAACCATGTCTGAAGCAATCAAACCGCCAAACGCAAGATGCGGGGTTGATTGCACTGGTTGTTACGTTAGCAATCCGCAAAGTCACCGTGTTTGCCGCACTGACATACGCGCTCCAAACAAGTCCGGACTCGATCACACCGCCTTCTGGCGATGCAACCACTACCCAACCTGTTGTCGTTACACCAGTGATTGCGCGTGTTAATTCCGCAGTGGTGTTTGCTGGAATGCTCGCAAAGTCAAACGTGCCAGATCGTGACATTGTTTGCTTAATGTCAGAAAAACCACTAGCGTCAGCTTGATCGGTAATGTTAAAAGCATAATTTGGAACAACACCTACGTCCATGTTTAGCGAAACAGCAAAATCGGGTGTCGTACCAATATTGAATGTATTCGCCACAATGTTGGTGTTAGTCGGAACCGGTACGGAAGCGAGAATTCTAAAAGCAAATCTGTTATCTGCGCCAGTCACAAAGTTGCTAATGAAATTACAATCAGCAGGGTCTATTGCAAAACCAGACCCGCCTGAACCCTGCGATCCAATAGTGATACCAGATGAAACACCAGAAGAATTTTGCGAACAATTAAAAACTCTGTTTCCAACAACATCGGTTTGGGGTGAACCTGTCACAACAATTCCCGATAACCCGCACAAAAACACGTAGTTGTTGCTGACGTAATTTCGCAAACAATTTGCGCCTTGGCTTTGGTGTGAAATTACAATTCCATCATTGTCAAAATTACCAACAATGTTGTTTGAAATTGTATTGTATTTGGCCACTCCTGAAATAGAAATACAACCACTTTCGGCAGTAGTCGAAGTGCCGCCACCGATACAGGTGTTGCCGCTGACGATGTTTCCAATAACTCCCGGTTGCGGTGATTCGGCACGAACACTAATATTTATTTCGTTAAAGTCCCGAATGTTATTGTTTGTGATTTGAGAATATGATGTGCCGTTGGTGAAGTACACAGCATGGCGACCCTCACCTACTGCTCCGATAAACTGATTGCTGGAAACGGTATGGTAGCCTCCAGAAGCCCCAAAGCTGGCTACGCCGTAACCATTGCCAGCGGTACTGGGTGATGCAGGATTAACCCCCATGATGTGTTCAAACACGCAATTTTGAACTCGGTAGCGAGTACCGTTGCCGAACGCAACTGCGTTGTTGACGTAACGAAATCGGCAGTCTGTGATGGATACATCAGTTGAAGCGTCAACTGTGTCAGAGTAGATAGCCCACTGCGGAGTTGCTTGTGAGGCAGTTGCAGCACCGACAAAATCAATGCCGTTAAATGAAATGTTGCTAGAACCGTTTGGAATTTCAAATAAGTAAAAATCCGATGTGGTTGATTCCACGATTGACGTAAACGAATCCCCGTAAATAGCGGTATTGCTTGATACGTCTAGCGAGGCTGAAATGTTGTATGTTCCAGAGGGGAAATAAACAGCATCAGCGCCGCTGTCAAGTGCTGCTTGAATTTCAACAGTGTCATCCGCAACGCCATCACCAACAGCACCAAAGTCCTTGACGCTGACGGTTTCGCGGAGTTTGGTTTCGACAGTCTGGGATAGTTCTGCTGTACCTGTGCCAGTACCCACACCTGTTGCAATGAAGTGGGTGCCGACTGTGTTATTTGTCGCACCAATCAAGGTGAAATCGGTTGTACCAACAGACGCAATCCGGTAAATTTTTCCTACAACAAAGCTACCCGCCGTAACGGTGTAGCCCTGCTCGTACATGATGGAATCGGCATCATTGGCGGCTGGCGGCTGCGCGGATGATGGGATGTTGTCGTATGTGGCAATCAAAACATCTGTTGATGTTCTAAGCACAAACTTGTACCCGATTCCAAGCTGCAACCAAATTTCGCCGCCGCTAGGCACACGACCGGCAGAATCCAAAATAATCGGGTTGGTGTGAAAAGCAGACTCGGCGTTTGATGTGTACACGGCCAGCGGAGTAGTTGTACCTGCTTGATACGTGTAAATCTTGCCACCGGACAACACGTTGCCATTGTTGTCAAAAAATTGAGCGCCTGCACCAGCAAACAGCGAAAGAGTCACGGCCATGATGTGCGTCCTTATGCGAGGAATTTTAACTTGTACAGGGTGGACAAGTAAAGCCCGACGATTTCGTCAATGATGTTCTGGATCGGGCTGTCGGTCTTCTCTACCACCTCGTACCGCATGTCCTCAATGTCTTTGAGGGACTGCTCCAGAAACTCAATGATGTTTGTGGTCTTCTTGGCGCTCATCAAGCTAATGGGACCAATTAGACCATGACGGCCTTGGTACGCCTCGGCAAATTTGTCGGCCAAGTCGATCACTTCGTCGTAGAACGTGTTCAGCGCCGAGTGCTTAGAGAAGCTGCGGGTGTTCAGGTGAACCGAATGGGCCACGTCGCGGGCCAAGAACAGTTCGCCTACAAAATCAGCGCATTTCATTCATCTCTCCTTGAGGTGGCATCATCTCGGGCTGCATCTCTGGCTGCATCTCAGGCATCTGACGCTGCTCATTCATCATGACCATATTGTCGTTGCTTTCCATCGCAGCCGCCACAACACCCATAGCGATGTCTTGAATCTGCTGCTCAGTCATACCAGCCTGCACGGCGCTGATACGCTTAGTCTCAGCATCGAATGCTTTGATCTGGTTGGCCTGTTCCTTGATTTCCAAATCACGGACTTCCATGCTCTGGTTGACGTTTTGCAACATCTGGAACATGTTTTCCATCTCAGCTTGCATGGCCTGCATCTGCTGGTTGGCAGCGGCCAAGGCTGGATCGTCATCATCGGCCAGCACTTTGGGGTCGATGGTCTTTTTGAACCGCTTGGCAAGGTCTTGGGCACCGGGCCAGTCCATGTTCTTGACAAACAGGTCGCCAGCCACTTGCCACAACTGTGGGTTGCCTTGCAGCAACTGGGCCATGCTCTCCAAGGCTTCCTGACGCTTGGTGGCGTAGCCAGGACCGGTAATCACGCGCACATCGTACTTGCCAACGCCGGGGTTGTAGATCTTCTCGATCAACACGCCTTCTTGGTCCACGATCCGCTTGACCGGCTCTTGCTGCCCTGGGTTCATCTTGACGGTCGATGGCTCACCATCCTCGCCAATGATGCGGGCAATGCGCTCGGTGTCGTAAATCTTGGGGATCAGGTCCACGAGTTGACGACCAATGTGACGGATCGCACGGGCCAAGTTGTCAACGTAGTGGTAGGTGCCGATGTCGCCTTCGCGCTGACGCGCAAGAATGGCTTTACCCGAACGCTCGTTGCTGGTCATCCCCAGCGATGCGTTGTACTGACCGGTGGCCGACTTGATGTCCTCGGCAGCACCCGCCTTGGCTTGCAGCAGGCCGCTGGAAGCCATTGGAGGCTGTGCCCGCTGGGGTAGTGGCAACACAGCGCCTTGGCCGTCTGTAACGTCTGGATTGACCTCAAGGTAAGGCCAGTTGTTTGTGTTGGCAGTCTTCCACTGCTGCTCGTAGCCTTCAAACTGACCGCCGTACCCGATGAACGGGGCTTTGGGAGCCAGCGCCAGCATCTCAGCTTCCTGCGACACCCAGTAGTTGTACATGCGCTGGGCATCCTTGGCGTTGCGCACCAAGCCCGACACGTACATCTGGCCGTCAACCTCAAACTCGTTGCCGACCACGCGCACCACGGGGATGTAGGAACCAGCCCAATCGCGTTCCTCAAGGATGTCGTAGCCGTTGATCTTGCACCACTTGACCTTTTTGCGGTCAGCTTGGCGGCTGCGAATCGGCTTGCCGAACATCTCGCGCAGCATCTTGTCCTCGGGCGTACCGCTGAATGCAGTCTGGTTGCCGGGGTACAGGTTGAGCGTGTGCTTCTCGTACTCGATGTAGAAATACTCGGCGATGCGAATGGTGTTTTCACCGATCCACTGTGCAATGGACTGATCGCCCACGCCAAGGCTCATGAGGGTGCTGATAGGCGCTGCATCGGGGTACAAACGCTCGTATTCAGCCTTGGGGATGTCTTCCGTGATGAAGCACCAGCGGGCGTCTGCGCCTGCGGGGTCTTGGATCAAGGGGTCCATGTAGACGCTGAAACTGTTGCGAATGCGCCCGATCTTGATGTCCTGATCGAACGACTTGTCGTCGCAATACTCGGTCAAGACCCGAATGTAACCTTCGCCGTAAGACACTTGGTTCTCGCAGGCGGTGTCGTAGGCCACGTCAGCGTCCGAGATGTACTCGATGTGGCGAATCACGCCGTTGAACACGTCTGCCATGTCCACATCGGCCTTGTCGTCAGCCGGGATCACCTTGATGCCAGGACGGTTCATGCGCTGCTCGTTCGTCACTTGGTGAACGTGCTGCGGTAGCTTGTTGATGGTCAGGCAAGGACGGGCATTGATCGTTTGACCCTGCAAAGAACCACGGGTCTGGAGCACATCAGCGGGCCACTGCCACTGGTTGTCTGGAGAGCCTGCGTAGAACCGCAAGTCGTCGAGTTCGTCTTCCCGAGTCTCGGAAAACGCAGTCATTGCTGTGTTCAAACGTGAACGGGCAACAGTCAGGATCTCCTCGGAACCGCCTTTTGACGGGTTCGGTCCGTTTTTTGCCACATTTGCTGCGGCTACGATTCCGGTGGTGTCTTTCATGCGTCAAATACTCCGAGGGTGTGTGATTCCCTCATGACCAGAAGGTTGTCACCCTCGTATTTTAGGTCTTGGCCGATGGAATCACCAAATAGCACTTTGTCGCCGACTTTCACGTCCTTGGCTTCAGGCCCAACGGAGATTACCACACCCGTGCCAGTTTGTTTGTCGCGCAACAGGATGAAAAGCTCATGTTTTTCCATGTCGGGGCGGACGATCAGGCAGTCTTGCAGGGCTTGGAGGCTCATTTTTTGGTCTTCATTGTTGGTTTTTTGGCAGCTTCACGCTTGACGGAGTAGGCAATCGCAACTGCCTGCTTTACGGGTTTACCCGCAGACACTTCGGCCTTGACATTCTTGCGAAATGCCTCTTTTGAGGGTGATTTGACGAGTGGCATTTACGAACCCATCCATGAAGTAAGGGCAGCACCGTTTTGAGCGTTGCGCCGGGTATTTGTTCGCTCATTGTACTCCCGATGTGCCACAGGGTACGCAAAGGTCACGGCAATGGCGTCAGCCGCATCGGGTGATGCAACTCCACGCGCTTTCATCTCTTTCTTGCCTTCCAAAAAGATGGTGCCAGCCGAGTTGGGCTTCTTCATCGGGCCGATCAGGTCGGACTTGAGCATCCTGTCCTGCGGGATGCTGGCGGTCTTGAGCCAGTCGCGCATCGCACCCCAAATCTCAGCCCGCTTGTTACCCCACATCGTCGGGTTCTTGGCCTTCCAGCCAAAGTTGACCCCGCGCACTTTGTACTTCTGCTCGGTCAATCTGTCAAGGATGCCGTAGCCCAGACCACCCTCGTCGATTACGGTCAGTGCTGGCCGGTACTCCTCGATGGCGTCGATGACGTGGCCTACTACGCTCATGGTGTCCTCGCCCTTGAACCGCTTGATCGCCACGATGTCCCGCCCTTGGCGCACGGCGATCACGGTGCTGTCCATGCCGCCCCGGGCCGGGTCCACGCCGATGATGATGGGCGCGGTCATGTCTTTGTACAGGGGCCGCTTGATGGCATCGTCCACGATGTGTGGTGTGATGAACTGGTCTTGGCCCGACTTGGGGAAGTCGCCGTAGACCTCGACCCGCGCCTCGTCCGAGTCCTCGCCGTACTCGTTGATGATCTGCTGGTAGATGGTCTTGTCGGTGCCCTCGACTGTGCGGGCATCGATCTTCTCGCTCTCCCAGAACTCCCGCTTGCTGCCGTCCACAGCCTCGTAGAAGTACCCGGTGTTGCGACGACCGTTGCTGAACGCCAGCCAATACCGGTCCAAGATGTTCTCGGTAAAGAAGCCCGCAGCCACGGACCAGATGCTGTCCGGGATACCTGACGCTTCGTCAAAGATCACCATCATGCCGTCCATGTTGTGCACACCGGCGTAGGCGTCTGGGTTCTCCTCGCTCCACAGCTTACCCTCGGCACCCCAGTACCGGGTGCCTTTCCTCAGGTCACGCTCGACCAGATCAGTCAACCAGTTGGCCGGGTTCAGGCTCGTGGCCGTGGGTTCCCACCAGTGCGCGTTGAGCGCCATCGTGACCCATTTGGTCAACTCACCCCATGTGACCTTACGCAACTGGTTCTCGCTGTTGGCCGACACGATCACAGACGACCCAATACGAGTGGTCAGCATCCACAGGATCAGCCACGACACCAGTGCTGACTTGCCCACACCTCGGCCCGATGACACAGCCCTTCGCATCGCGTCGATCAACTCGTCGTTGCTCATCTTCCCCCGGTTCTCTTTGATAAAGTCCCGTATCCTGCGCAGGGCTCTGCGCTGCCATGTGCGAGGGGCTTTGAAGTGTTCGAGTGGGGTGTTCTTCTGCCCCCAGGGGAACAGGAACAAAACAAACGCTTCAGGGTCATCCTTCAGAGCAGGACTCCAAAGCTGCGACATGAGTGTCTGCTCATCTTCTGGGCTGTACCGGGGCTTCTGCATCAGTCGTTCTCCAGTCGAGGTGTCACGTCGATCACCTCACCCTCGATCACTCTGGCCTGTGCCTGCGCCAGCGCCTCGGTAATAGAGATGGTGCCACCGAGTTCAACCTGCTTGATCTCGCCGTAGCGTTTCTTGTTGTGTGCGCTCATGAGCCACTTGCGCGTGTCGATGCGCAGCTTGTCCCTGTTCACCGTATCGTTCGATGTGGGGTCCACTGCTTCAACGCCATCGGCAATCTCTAGGATTTCTCCGGCCAAGAACTCAGTGCGCATCTCCTGCGCTTCTTTGAACCGTTCATGGCGGGTGGGTTCACGCTTGACCCAGCGCAGGAAGTCCTCATACGAGATGGCCCTGTGGTCATCCTCAATCAGCGATTGCAGGGACCGGCCACGGTAGATGTCTTCTACGACCCTCTCGAAGATTTGCTCATATTCGACATGCAGCAACGCCCTTGCCTCCTTCGAGGTTCTGAGGGGTTCTGGGTCAGGCACGGACAGCCAGTTGGGCAGTTGATTTTCACTGGCGACAGCCGTGCCTACAAACGAGGTGTTCTCTTGTTTCATAGTGCTGTGAGTCTATCACGGTGATGGAAATGTGCAACGTGGCTGCACTGTACCCAGTGGGGTCAATGGTTCGTAGAAGCATTTACCCACTGGGTTTCTGATTTTTGAAAAAATTTTCACGGGATTTGTGATACCGCCCGGCCAACGGCCCACCTCGCTCCGGCCCTCACCCGCCCCCATCGAACCGCTGGCACGTTTTATGCTTTGCGCCGCGCCGCCGTGGATCGCGCCATCGCGCCGGGCATCGATACCGCCGCGCCGTGCACCCAGTGGGAACCGCGCACCCAGTGGGAACCGCACCCAGTGGGTGCCGATACCCGGGGCAAAGCGGGCGAGGAAACCGCGCACCCAGTGGATTAGGCACGGCACCCAGTGGGTTAGGGTTCATGCCCCAGTGGGTTAGGGGATCAGCGGCAACCGCGCACCCAGCGGGTTAAAACGGGGGTTTTGGGGGCGATTGTGACAAGTTGCCCTTTCGCGCAGGCAAGGCGAAAATTACATACTTTTCAAATTGCACAAGGATTAAGCAAACTACAAAATGAACCCCCAGCGACAAAAGGAACAATTGTCACCACGTACAAAAGAAACACCCACTGGGTGTAACATAGGTGACAAGTATTTGCACCCAGTGGGTTGACAAGTGCAAAATCCATGATAATCTGAGGGCTAGCCCGAAAGGGTGAAACGAAACCCCGTAACTGTAAAAGGATCAATCATGACAAAGTCTCAAGCCCGTGATATCGCCATTGCTCAAAAGTACATCGCCCTCGGCATGATTGACACCGCCGCCCGCTCGGTGTCTGCCTTGATTCGCTCGGCCATGCGCTCAAAGGATGCCGCCGAGATTCGCGCCTTTGCCGAGGCGCACGGTTTGACAAAGCATCCCGAATTCATTTGCTGATCAGCCCGCCTGGGGGAAACCCCGGGCACCCCGTAACCGTAACTGTAAAAGGATCAATCATGAACATCATCGAACACCCCACGGGCCGCACGTATGACGCGCCGCAAGTGCTGCAAATAACCATCGAAAAGCAAAGCGCCCCCGATAGTTTCGGCTTTGTTGACGTGATCGCCTCATTTGTTGACGCCTCGCGCCATATTTCCGGCCGGGTTGAAACCGTTCTTTTCGATGCATCATTGAACCCCGCCGAATTGGGCGGGGCCGTTCTTGCGGCGTATGACGCCGGAAACTATTCCCCTTTGTAACCCGTAACCCGTAAAAGGATCAATCATGAACCGCCATCAACTGACCTACATTGATTTGCACCCGCAACCCCTCGAGCGTGAACCCTCGCCCCTCGCCATCGTGGCCGGTGCCGCCTTTGCTTTGGTTGCCCTTTGGGTGATCACCGTTTGCCTTTTTGTTTTGTAACCCGTAACCCGTAAAAGGATCAATCATGAAAAACGAAAACCCCGCTATCCTCGCCGCCGCCGTGGATCGCCTCGCCCTAATCAAAGCGCAAATGGCGCAATTGAGCGCCGAGGAAAAGCAACTCAAGGAAGCATTAACCGCCTCGGGCCTTGAGGCGATTGACGGCACCGCGCACCGCGCCGCCGTTTCGCATTGTGCCGGGCGCGTGTCAATCGATTGGGAAACCATCGCCGCCAAGTTTTCCCCATCGCGTCAACTGATCGCCGCGCATACATCAACCGGTGCGCCTTACGCCGTGGTTCGCGTGTCAGCACGTAAGGGAGCATGATCATGCTAATTTTGTCAACGAAACTCAAAAACCGGTTTTCATCCGTGCACCAAGTGCACCTTAAAAACATCCGGGTGAATGACGATAAGCGCGGGTGTTCTGGGTTTATCGCCCTGGGTGACCGCATCGTGTACGTGAACACTGAACCCTGCGGTTCACTGGGTTACATGTACCGCACCGCCGCGCACTTGAAGGATTACACGGGCGGGCGCAATATGTGGGCGCGTGACTTGGATTCGCTTGTCGCTGGGATCAATCAACTTTTGAAGGTGCCCGCATGAACCCGATAAATGCCCAATTCATGCGCGATCACTTCACCCTCGTGACAATCACCGAGAAACCCGCGCCCGCCGCGCCGGTGATTGATCCGGAAACCCTCGCCGATATCCTCGAGGCCATGAAAAGCGCAACCGCCCGATTACGTGGCCCCCGGTGCGAGTTTTCCAATAAACTCGCCGCCGCCTCGCTCGAGCGTGCCCGCCTTGACTTAATCGATGCCCTCAATCTGTAACCCGTAACCGTAAAAGGATCAATCATGAACACCGAAACCCGCACCCTCGCCGCCATCGCCCGCGATATCCGCAAAACATGGGCAAAGCCTTATTTTGGGGCCGTGCCTTACCTTGACGCCATGTTAACCCTCGGGGGCATCGGCGATAAATACGGGCTTGATGATGCCCACTCGATTGTTCAATATTTCCTCGCAAACGCGAACACATGGCGCGGCGAGGATGCCCGCCGAATCAAGGCCGAATTAAAATCAATCATGGGGGCTTGATCATGAAATATCACTTTATCCCCCAGTCAAGCAACCGCAAAACCGGGGCGATCCCCGTGACTTACACTGAGCGGGCATCGTGCCCGCCATCGTGCGCCCATTACCGCGCCGATTGTTACGCCGAGGATTTTTACACCCGCATAGCATGGGACAAAGTGCCCGAGCGCGGGGGCACCCTTGACGCCCTTTGCGCGTCAATCGCCGCGTTACCCGAGGGTCAATTGTGGCGAATGAACGTAGCCGGTGACTTACCCGGGGCGGGCGAGGCCGTTGACGCCGCCGCGCTGGGGGCCATCGTCGCCGCAAACCGTGGCCGCCGTGGGTTCACGTATACCCACAAAAAAAGCCCCGAGGCCATCGAGTGGGCGGGGCATGCTACGCGCTGGGGGTTCACGGTCAATCTGAGCGCCGATGATGCCGGGGATGCTGACGCCCTCGCCCCCTTTGGCCCCGTTTGCGCCATCGTGCCCACGGATACACCCGAGAAAAGTTACACCCCCGAGGGGCGCGTGATCATCGTTTGCCCCGCGCAAACCCGCGAAGATATAACGTGCGAAACGTGCGGGCTTTGCGCCCGTGCTGATCGAACCGTGATTGTCGGTTTCCGTGCCCACGGCACCCGCGCCCGGGTTGCCGATGCTAAAGCCCGCCGAGTGATCCCTATTTTGAAAGCCTGATCATGTTCAATTTTGAACCCATGCAACAAAAAACTTATCCACAATTTGACGCCCATGCGCACGTGCGGTGCTTTCATTGTGATGCACCTATCGGGCAAACCGGCAAACCCTTGTTTTATGGTTTTCCGGCGGGGGCTTTCGGTATGTGGTGCGAGGCGTGCAAATGGCGCACCTTTTACGATACGGGCGACACGTCGATTAAATTTGACGCCAAAGGCGATCCCCTGACGACCACGTGTTCATGCGGGTGCACCGTACCGAAAACCCAGTGGGATAACACCGAGGGATGGCCTCGTTGCCCCGATTGTCAATATATTTGAAAGCCTAACCATGATCAACCTTGAAAACCTAACCGCACCCGAGGCCGAGCGCCTCGCCTTTGCCGAGGGTTACCCGGGCACCGCCCGGTTATTTGCCCGGATCGCTGACCTACAAAAAGCCCTCGGCGATGCCGTGGCCGAGATTGAAAGCCTGAAAAATACCCGCGATCAATTGGAAACTGACCTTTTTGTCGCCCGCCATGAGCGGGCATACGGGGGCACCGATTGATCACCTTTTCAATTGTCGTTTCCCTTTGCTTTGCCGCCGTGCGGGCTTTGCTTTTGATCCTCGCCGCCCTTTTCAGTGGCCGAGACTAACCCCGCAACCCCGCCCCCGGTTCACCCCGGGGGCTTTTTTACCCCTTTGAAAGCCTAACCATGATCACCGCACCCAGTGCCCCCGCCGTGCCCTTTGCCGCAACCCTCGGGGCTTTTGTCGCCCGCCGTGCCCTTGATGAACCCAGCGCCGCCGGGTTGCTCGGGGTGCCGGTTTACACCCTGCGAAAGTGGATCGCGGGCACCCGCGCACCGAGCGCCGCCGCCGTGCGGTTGCTTGACGTGCTCGGCACCCTCGAGGCCATCGCGCCCGCCGTGCTCGATGCGCTGACGCCCGCCGCCGTGCCCGTTGCCCCTAAGCGGCCTCGGGGTCGACCAAGTGTCAAAATAGACTAAGGCTCCCAACTAACCATCGGGCCTTTGGTTTTAAGGCATCGAACTAACCATCGGGCCTTTGGTTTTAAGGCTCCCAACCAGCCGTCAAGACCACTTTTTAAGGAATCGAACTAAAGCAAAAAGCCCCGGTAATCGGGGCTTTTCTCATTCGTCCATGTCCGGGGTGTACCCCTTGACCAGTTTTCGCTCGTACCCCTTGGCCGTGGCGTGGCGATAGATGTAGTCAGCGTGGCGCTGCTTGGCCTTGATGACCGTCTGCCGGTAATCTTTGAACATCTCGGGCAGCGTGGGGTTGATGGCCCATGTGACCTTTTTCTTGTGCAGTTCACTCTCGATCTGCACCGCCCAACCAGCCTGCTCGATGACCAGCATGGCGTCCATGATCGCCTGATCCTTCTGCCAATCGGTCTTGCCCTCCAGTGGCCTGCGGGCCGACCGTTTGAGGCTGCGCAGGTCAATGGTGTGCACCTCGCCGCTGATCTGCACAATGTAGTCAATCACCCACTGATCGAACGTGTCGGTGATGACCCCACCCACCTCGCCTAAAGCGTAGCGGTAAGCCGGGATGATGTACCCCCGCACCAGACTGACAACCCTGTGGACAACATCGACTGACACCACGGGGTTGAAGGGCGACTCGATGACGTGGAACATGAGAATCAACCGGCCAGCTAAACCTTCCAACTTACCGAAAGCCGTCATGTACTCGGTCCCGCTGTCCAGCACCCTCTCGTCTTGCTTGGCCGACTCGTACCACTGCTGGAACTCCCTGAATGCTGTGTACGCTTCTGTGGATAACTGATACGTCTGCACGGGCAGCGCATAGGTCAGGCGCAGGGTGTTCTCCCATGCCCCGGCGCTGGTCAGGTACTCGGGGATGGGCTGGCCCAGCTTGGTCTTGTTCCCGCGCAGAATAGCGGGGATAAACCGTTGCAGCAGGCCGTCAGCCGACAGTGCGGCCAGATTGGCCTTGAACACCTGAGGCTGGATGTTGCCGTAGATCGACACAGCGAGGTTTTCCGCATAGATCGACCCAGCGCCCACCCGGTCCATCTCGTAGTGTTCTGACTCGTAACTGACAACCCACGCTGATCGGTCTTCACCGCTGCTCTTGTCTGTCAGCTTGCGCACCCAGCTATTCATCTCGTCGAGGTAACACAGCAGGCCACGGGGACGGTCTGCCGCTTGGCGCACCAGCTTCTGACTCGTGATGTCGCTGACCGTGATCTTGAGGGGCACCGGCTGCGTTGACAGGTCGGGCACAAGCGGTGCCTGATCCCCGCCCAGCATGGCCTCAGTAGACGATGACCATTCAAGGAATGCCTTCTTGGCGCTGGCGTGTTGGGCCTCTCTGCCCTCCCAGTCCAGCAGTTCCTTGCCGTAGCGGGGCCGATCCTCGGCCTCAATGTTTTTTAATGGCGACAGCATGGGCCGCGAGCCGGGTGACTTCTTGTCCGATGGGTCGCCCAAAGTCATGAGCCACAGCACCGGGGGCACACGAAACCCCGGCATGAGTTCCAGCCGTGTGCGGGCGTCAATCACCCCGCAGACAGCGGCCAACCCAGCGAACAAAGGGACCAAAGGGTCACAGCCCACGCTTTCTGAAATCTCAGTGGATCGGGTCTTGAGGATGTTGGGCCACAGTGACAGGTCCATCTCGGGTGGCTTGGGCCGCAGGCCGTCCATCACGCTCAACGGCTCCATCACGGGGATGTCGATCTTGCTGAACAACTCGGACGCATCGGGCATGGGCCGGGTCCAGCCGTGAGACTTGGCAATGTGAAAGAGTGTCCCCAACTTGACAGCAGTGGCCTTGTCAGGCTTGAAGCTGATCCACTGCGTCAAAATCTCACGCTCTCCGGGGTACTTGGTCTGCGCCGTGGCGCTCCACTCGTTCCACAGCGCCAGCGCCTGCTCAAGCTGATCGGTCTGGGTGCCTGCCCAGTGCAGCGCCATGCCGATGCCCACCCACTCGTCACGAGTGCAGTCAGCGGGCACCGCATCGAGGGCTTGCCTGATCTCCTCCCATGAGGCATCAACCGAGCCGTCTGTGGCAATTGTGCGCTCTTTGTCCTGCGACAGCATCCCACTCCACAGGTCCAGCAGGGCTTGGGGGATCACCGGCATCCGGGTCCAATGGCCGTGGCCCGCCCAGTGGTAAGGCTGGCGTGTCTCGGGGTGGATCGACGGGGGCAGCACGTCCTGCACCGTGAGGCCGCTGACCGTGGCGCAGCGCAACTCGTAGGCTGTGATGCCGCTGTGCATGATCTTCTTTGATGGCAGTGCAGCGCCGAAGGGCATCGCATACAGCAGCTTGCCGTGCCCGGGCTTGCCCGAGTTGATGACCACGGCGTCAGGTGCATCGTAGAGGGCTTGAAGGTCAATGCCGTGCTCGGCCAGCAGGCTGGTGGTCACGGTCCAGTTGTCGATGTCAAGGGCCATCGTGCCGCTGTACGCATGGGCCAAGCCAATGCCGTAACCGTGGGGCAGATCGCCCTGGGCCTTGAGGGCGTTCTGTTTAAGGTTCCAGCCCGGGGTGCGTGGCCCCTTGGTGTTGGCTGGGATGGGCACAAGTGACCATCCGTGTCTGATGTACGCATCGACCGATGCTGGATGTGATTGCACAGTCTGTGGCGCTGTCATAGAATGGACCCGTTGGTGATTGCAGTTGCCGACTTTTTCATTGGTGTTTCTCCTTTTAAGCCCCGGTCTAACCACCGGGGCTTTTCTTTTTGCAAAATAATTTTCAAACCAGTTGCACAATCGTATCACAGTGGTGATACACTGCGTCATCGGTCAAGGAAATTATTTATGACACAAGCATCCAAATCAGCGTTCATGTCTGTACGAGTGACAGACAAGACGCGCATCAAGTTTCATGAGAAAGCACGAAAACTCGGAACCCCGAGTGAGGTGCATCGTGAAATCGTAGAGGCGTTTGTCGAAGACCGCCTCACAATTCAACCCCCTGTAATCCGTAACCCTCTGGAGAAACTTTATGTCACTCGAACTCAAGATTGAAGCCCTGACTGCTGCTGTAACTGCCCTGACTGCCCAACTGCAAGCTGGCAATGTATCAGCACCCGCACCTGTTGCGCCAACCCCTGCCCCTGTGGTACAAGCGGCCCCCGTTGCAGCACCTGTCACTGTGTCTGTGACCGCTGCCCCGGCCATGCCAGCGCCTCCCTCATTCGTGATGCCTGCACCAGCACCTGCTGCCACTGGCGCACCATTCTCGGACGGCAAGGGTCTTATCGACTATGTGATGGGTGCCTACAAGGCTCTCGGCCCACAAAAGGGTGCCCTGATCCAAGGCGTCTTAACTGGTCTGGGCTACCAGAACATCAACGATGTCAAGCCCGAGCACTACGCTGCACTGCACACTGGCGTTGAGGCACTGAAGTGAGCACCGACACAAACACAGGTGGGTCAACGTTTCCAAGCCACGGCAGCATGGGTGAAGTGACTCACGAAGGCATGACCCTGCGCGACTACTTTGCAGCCAAGGCGATGCATTCTTATTGGTCTGACCCTGATGTAGTTGGCAACTTAGATACGGCTGCTGCATGGGCATATGACATGGCAGACGCCATGTTGGAGGCGAGAAAGAAATGAGCGCGCACGCCAAGCTGTCCCCATCGAAGCGCAGCCGCTGGGCCTTGTGCCCCGGCAGCATTCGAGAGGAGGCCAAGTACCCTGACACCGGTAGCGGCCCCGCTGCTGCCGATGGCACACACTCGCACACGCTGCTTGAGCACTGTATCAAGAACGGCTTGTCGGACCCAATGGATCAGGTGGGGGAAACCTTTACCGATCACGAGGGTACGTTCAAGGTGGATGCTGACCGCGCTGCACGGGTCAAGTCGGCCATTGAGTACATCCGTGAGCGTTCAGTAAACGGTTTGTTCCCAGTCATCTCCGAGCAAAGGGTAAACCCTGAGTTCTTACTGGGTCGTGATGACTTGTCGGGCACCGTGGACTGCCAGATTCTTGGACCTGATTTTCTTGAGTTGATTGACTACAAAGACGGCATGGGCGTGGTGTCAGCCGAAGGTAACTTACAGCTTGAACAGTACGCCTACGGGGTGCTGGCCCGATTGCGGTTACCTGTCAATGGTCAATACCCGTTCAGCACAGTTCGCATGACGATCATCCAGCCCAAACTGGCGCTGCGTGGGATGCCTGCCATCACATCGCACGATGTCACCGTGAAGTCTTTGCTGGACAACATGGGTACAATCATCACTCAAGCTGCTGCAACTGACAAACCAGATGCACCGCTTGTACCGGGTGAAAGTCAATGTAAATTCTGCCGTGCTAAGGGTTCATGCTCTGCGCTGGCAAGTAACGTAATGAAGGAGGTCGGAATCATGTTCCAGCCTGTCGTAACTCAAACACTCGATGTCGCGCAGCAATCTGCCGATAAAGACCCATCCACGATGGATGACGCCCAGATCGCTCAGATCATGGAAGCCGCACCCCTGATGCGCCAACTCCTCGAAGCTGTGGAAAAAGAAGCCCTGCGCCGTCTTGAAGCTGGTCAAGTCATCCCAGGCTTGAAGCTGGTCAATGGTCGTGGCTCCCGCGCTTGGGCACTACCCGAAGCCGAGATGGCCGAGAAGCTGGTCAAGATGGGCATCCCTAAGTCCGCTGTCTACGAAATCAAACTCGTCACACCCGCCAAGGCTGAAAAGCTGACGTGGGAAAAGAAAGACGGCACCAAGGTGACGTTGACCGAGCGCCAACTCAAACGCATGGAGCAGGAGTACGTCAGCAAGCTGGCGGGCAAA